CTATTGAGAGAAGACTGATAAGGAGACCGTAGTAGAAGTAGTGTCGATTTCTCTTTCTATTACTTGTGTTTCTAATACTTGAGTTGCTGCCCTTGTTGTTACTTCTAACGTAAAGGGATCTCCAACTGTATGAATCGTGAATATTGAATCTGAATCTACGATTCCTCCAGAACTTGCTGAAGTATGAGTAATATTGTTTCCATCCCATGTACTTAACACGGACCCATATTTCGTGATGGTTATATCCTCCACGATCTCCTGAGTTGTCGTTGTTGTTGAGTTCATCGACCCTTGGGTGAATTGAGGGGTCACGAGCTCTGCTCTTACTACCGAGGGGGATGCTAGTAGGAAGAGTAAAAGCCATTTCTTCATTCTTCCTTTTTCTTAATCATAGGGCAGTTTACAGGTGAACTACTTTTACCATTCTTATTTCCAGTGGTCAAGCCAAATGTCGCAAGTGCTCCTGTAAATACACTAGCAACAAAGGTGATATCTGAGTTACCAGATTTCTTAACCACTGGGATTTCAATATAATTTAAAGTTATTATGAATCCACTCCAGACAACTACGCCAAGTCGGACGAATGTTCCTAGAATCTGGATTTGGGCTTCTTGGTCCTCTATACCTTCTTTGAGTTTTCCGAGGAGTCCTTTTTTTTCTTCCGGTTTTCTTTCCATTTGTTAACTTTAGCTTGTAATTGTTTCTGTACTTTCTTCTTAATAGGTTCAAATAATGTCTGAGTAATAGAAGTAGTTGCTACTGCCACCACTGCTGTTGTTACAGCTGTCACCACTACCGCTGTTTCAGGTATTGGCATCTGTATATCTAATACAGGAATCTTTAAAGTAGGAGCTTCTGGCTCTTCTGTTGTTTCTTCCGCCTCAGTCTCTTCAGGACGCTCCAAATCGGCTGGGGGTACGATCATAGGTTTATAGGCCGGAACGTCCGCTGTAGGCGGTTTAAAGTACATCTGAGGGATGTCTAAAGCTTTAGGTAGGTTAGCTCTAGGTATATCCACTAATCAGCTGCTTCCACTGTGTTAGTTTTAGCCCACTCTAAGTACTCATTCCAATCTCTGTTATCTGTAGAATTTGGAATGAACGTTCCATCAGATTTTCGAATGACACCTACAACTGTAGTGTCATCCATCCCTTTAAATTGTTTGTAATCTTTAGTTTGTGTCATAGTTAAATCTCCGCATCTGCCCAGAAAATATCATCACCGTCACTACCTTGCCAATACCAGGTAGCATTTTGATTATATAGTTGGGAGCCATGTAAACCTGTAAATAGTGTACAAGAGCCTGAACCATTAGAACTATTCAATACATTACCTTTTGGCGTCATGGCTGGTTGTGCTCTTTTGGTTACAGCGAATTTCCAAACACCATTATATTTAGTTCCTACGCCTGATGCTGCACCATAATAACCACCACCCGCAGGTCCGAATACTTCTTTTTCAAAATACCTCTGACACCTAGCTAGTTCTTCGCCATACGATCTATGCTCAAATTCTCCAGCCGTATCGCTTACTTCTAGTTGAAGGCCTGTAATTTCAAATGTTGAATCATTAGTTGTATACCAAGTAGATGTCATATCAGGCATCTGATTGCCACTTCCATGTGCAGCCCATGTATTTAATGTAAAACCTGAAGTAGTATAATCAGTGCCGTAAAAAGGAACAATACCAATCCTTAAACCTAAAGCATTATTATTATCAAAAGTTATATTGGCAGCTCCTGGAATTGTTTTAGTAACTTTTGCCCAAGTATTAGCGGATAAAGCAAAAGAAAATGTATATAATTGCGCTGTGCCGTCTACTGTTTGTAGGTAAACATAATAAGTTTGAGCAACACTAGCTTGCGCCCAAAAAGATAAAGTTATATTACTAGAAGTCTCCGTATAATCCCATCCAGAATTAGCGAGATCTTGAGCTTCAATACTATAATCTAGTTCAACCCAATCAGCCGCACCTGCTCCACTTGTTTGGTTTCCATTTGTCAAATGTATAGAGCTTCTAAAACCTTTTTCCCAAGGTCCAGTATCAGAAGAAGTTAAACCGTGTTGTGCTTGTGTTACTGCCTCATCAGTTCCACCTGTATCTATTTTAAATCTGTCTACAGTTTTATAACCAGTACTTGTAGATGAGGAGCCTCTTTGTGCTATGGCACATGCACCATTAATTATCAAATTGTTTGGTGTACCACTCGCTGGTATAGCTTCAAATGCTGGAGGTGAACCTGCACCTGTTGAGGTCAGTACTTGTCCATCCGTTCCAGGTCCAACTGCAGTAGGAGCACCAGATGCATCATATGTGATTATTTGACCATCTGTACCATGAGCCATTTTAGCGAGAGTAACTGCATTATCCGCAATTGTTGTAGCACCATCTCCAGAAGATGTAACATCTCCACTATGATTAGGGTGTGTATAGTTATTACTTGCTGGTAAGTTTTCAAAAGCTGGAGGTGATCCAGCTCCTGTAGAGGTTAATACTTGCCCATCTGATCCTGGTCCTACTGCTGTAGGGTTACCAGATGCATCATATGTTATTACTTGGCCATCAGTACCAGCTGCTTGTTTTGCAAGGGTTACAGCATCATCTGCTATACCTGCAGTTTTTACTTGTGTTACTGACATTAATCAGCTACCTCCACTAGTCCGATTGCTTTCTTTTCATCCAGTGTTGTTAGCCTTAGCCAATTAGCTGGATACTTGATACCTCTGAGGGTAAAAGGTTTATCAAGCTTTATTATTGTGTTGTGATCTGTTTCTTTAAATTGTGTCATCGTGCGTTGGCGTATTTGAAAGGTCGTGCAGCAAAAGCCATGTATATGTATGTATCGCCATTTGTATTAGTCTCGGTAACAGTTCCTCTTATTTTTATTCCATTACTATTTAGATCCACTGGATGAATAGTGGCGGTTTCCGCAAGAGTATCATCAGGATAAAATATTTTATTGACTGGATTATGACCAGTTGTTTTGATATCATATAGTCTCCAAGAAGTAGATCCAGTGGAAGCATTTTTCACTAGAAAATAATCTACTTTAAACCCTGTCGAAATAAAAGGACCATTTGAGCTTCCATTCCCGACATAGCTGCCAAACTTGCTATACCCTTCTACTTCACTGAAACAATAAGCAATATACGTTTTACCACTTAGACCAGACATACTAGATCCACCATCTACGGAGAATACTGTTGAGGTAGGTAGAACATCATTAAAAACTCCGCTGTCTTGCCATTTTGCATTTTGGACATCTAACTGGACTATGTAACTAGCACCAAGAGATTTGTGGAAAACACCCCAGTTTGCCGTATGGCTTCTACATTTAACGATGATTACATCAGGAACCACCCCTAACCCATGCCCAATAGTTGCATCTGATCCTGTCCCTGTATAACTAACAACAGAGAATCCTGCTGAAGGATTAGCGTTCACTTGGGAGTCAATAGAACCAGTCTCATTAGTTACTGTAGAACCGCCTTTCCAGTTCCAAGAAATAAAAGTCTTTCCATCTCCATTAATTCCATCATAACTACCAAGAGTAAATCCATCAGCATCTAGACTTTTAGTAACGGTATTATCATCTGTTTCTGGGTCGTCAGATTCCGATGGAAGGTATCTAGTTCCGCCTCTAACTGAGTCAACTAAAAAATTATTACTCGTATGACTTCTTCGTTTTACCCAAATAAAACTAGGTGCAAAACCTACTCCAGTAATTGCATGAGTTGAAGCATCATCACCTGTATAAAGCTTAGTAAAAAAATGATCACTACCTTTTAGGATTGTTGGTTCAGGTATTGTTGCAACACTTAAAGGACCATATCCTGTAGGAACAGTATGGGTAAAGGCTCTTTGACCAAAGTTGAAACTTGCTACATTCCCATTTTTGAAGGAATGCCAAGAGGGATGCCATTGTTTAATTGTACTATATGCAAGGAAATTATCATACATAGGATTAGCACCTGTAGCAGGATTACCACTGGCTTGCCAAGTACCATTTTTTGCAGCCCATATTTTCCCTGCATCCATATCAACTGCAATACTAATTACGTCTCCATCATCAAAAGTGTCGAAGCCAGTTCCACTATCAGCATCATGATACTTTTCTCCAGTTGCTGCGTACATTTTAAAGCCATCAGTTGCAAAGGCTGCGCTAGTCATACTGGCAGAAATATGAGCAATCCCTACACCGTGATAATGAGGAGATGTAACAGTAGTTGCTGTAACTTCCCAATAATATTTACCAGATTCAGGTAAAGCCCAAGATGCTCTGACATGTTTATCTTGAGTATTGCCACCCATATCTAAGCCACCATTGCTTACTGTTATCCCACCATGATCAGTGTTACTCATCGTACAACAATTATTAGTTGGAGTATCTAATGATGAATCATCACCAACACCTGCTGAAGCTGAGAAGTTATTAGCAGTCCAGTTATTACCATTCCCACTGGAGTCTAATCCAAAGTTAGAAGTATCATCAAACTTCAAATAGTACCCTTGAGAACCGTGACTACCAGTGTATTTCTTTGGAATCCATT